AGTGACATCTCGCCACTCCTCGCCATAGCGAAGGACGCGAGTTCCACCAGTAGGTTCTTGAATGACAGTATACTTGCCATCACAAATGGATATGTTTACTCCGCTCACGGCTTGGCCTCCTTCCATTTGAATTGTGTTTTACCAGCGCAATCGACCACAAATTCAGCGTGGCCCTTCTTCACGGCTTCTTCTTTCATTCCAGATTCACCCAAGTAAGCTCCAAAAAGAATGCCCAAGAAGAAAAGTGTTGATTCGACTATTCGATACAAGTGCTGTTTCAAAAAACTGCTCATGGTTTGTCCTTCTTCGCTTTATCCCACTCTCTAACTTTTTCGTGATAATCGGTGCTGTTTCTATGGCTCAATAAGCAGTCGCCAGCTTGAACCAACCGCTTGATGCGCTCATTGGCTGCGTTGAGTTCGCGTTCTAGTTTCAGGCCTTCAGTTAATAGATATGATTCAGTGCAATCTTCCTGTGCCTTACGAAGCGCAAGGTCCATCCTCGGGGTGTCGCTCACGGCTTGGCCTCCTTGGCTTTGTTCCAGTTTGATTGGTCGATTATCTTTCGAGCAGCGGCTGCTGGTGAATCCCAGCGTGATGGATTGGAGTTTTCGCATAGCGCATCACCCGCCTCCTCCAACCGTTTGATGCGCTCTGAAACCTCACTCAAATACTTCCGAGTCGCGGCTAGTTTGCGCTCCAGTCTGCGGCATAGCATACCGAGGTCGCCTACGGTGTGCGGAGTGCTGTCTGAGATGGGCGTGTCGCTGATCATTTTCGTGGCGTCAGGAATATGATCGCTCATTTCGATTCCTCCATCACTCCGCACGGGAGCCATGTTTTGCCACCATCGATTGAATGTTCGTATTTTTCACACCAATCCTTTCTGTTCTCTTCGCTAGATGTGCGGTCGATCAACCAACGTGTTTTGGGGTATTCACGATTCCTCGCCTGCATTCCCAGCGGAACCTCATCCGCAGTCCATGGGCGGAGGACATAGGTGGGTTTGATGCGGTACTTTGTGTCGTCCCAGCCCCACCGAGGGAAATATAATGGTTCCCATTTTCCAACAGGACCCAAGACCTCTAGGTCCTTACCATCCACAAATGCTTTCATCACGTGGATGGCTTCTTTGGTTTCTTCGACGTTCATTTCGCCTCCTTATTCTTCCGATTCCTCGTCCAGTAACTCACCTCGTGGTTCTTAAATTTCTTAGCCGCCTTATGGATTTCTCCAGCCTCCTTCTTGGTGATGCTGTACACGCCGGTGCCACCTTTAATAATGCTCTTGATCCTGTCGCTCATCGGCCACCTCCGAGTGCGTAGTGCAGCACCAACAAGGCATCGCAGTTCTTAAGGGTCACATCGAGTTGCGGATACAACTCCTGGGCCTTCGACTTGAGCTTACGCTTCCACTCCGCGGAATTGGCGCATGACCGCTTTCCACCGAGTCCAAGAGGATCCTGCCAGACCTTGGGTTCCACTCGATGCAGAGCGTAGCCTTGAGAGTAGGCCAGTCCTTGGACGATGCCATAGTTCTCGTGCAGGGTTGCCACGCTCGATGAGGGGGTGAGTTTGCTCACGAACTTGGGCACCTTCTCAATCCATAGGTGACTGTCCGCCAGCTTGAATCCGCTGAGGAGTTGCGCCATATCCGGTAAGGACTCGGGCATTGCGAAGAGGAGGATGCCGTCCTTGGTGTGGATAGCGAACCCGCCGTTTACGCCTGGGTCACAGGCTACGATTGTTTTGTTCATTGGTTTTTGTTTGTTGGGACCGAATAGTGAGAGAGTGGCCGACATAGATACCGGCGATCACGCAGAATGGCAGCATGACTGCCATGCACACGATTGTGATGACGGTGTTCATGGGATAGAACATCCGAGTTCCTTGTAGCACTTGACCCGTTTCTTGGAATGGGCCTGAGCCAGAGGATGGAAGGTATCCTTGAAGTCATGGATGAGGGCAGTGTCCTTACCTGGTGCCCGCCGCAGCGCACGGCTCGCCCGCTGGATGGTTTTCTGTGCGGACCGCCCTCCAGATACCATTACGAGGGTGTGGACGTTAGGAAGATCAAGCCCCTCATCGGCCAGCGAGGTGGCGATCATGGTTGAGATGTTTCCTGCCTTGAACTCTTCCATCGCTTCGCGGCGAAGCTTCTTCGGCATCTTCGAGTGAACGAGTACGGAGCCTCTCAAGGACAGGTTGTAATATTCTCCAAGTGTAACTCGTGGAACCAGAACAAGCGTGGGGTATTTAGGACTACCAGATGCGGCCATCATGATTGCCATGTGGTTTCTGGCTTTGTTCCCACAGATACCGATCTCGGTGAGTGCTTCCCAAGCGCACATGGCCCGAAGGATGGGCTGACTCACACGCATGTACCTCTTTCGATCGGTGAACAGCCTCTCGATTTGATCATCGATCTTCTGCTGGAGATGGAGGTCAGTGGCAGAGTGCATGTAGATATTGGCATGAGCCAGTACACCGGCCAGTTCATCACGGCGGATCTCGAACTGGGTATCGCGGAAGAGCTTGCGAAGGATCTCGTTGCGCTCGGGATCATCGGACCAGGGGGTGGCATCGAAGCCGAAGCGAAGTCCTTTGCACGATTGGATGATCCTATTCCAAGTGGTCGCCGGCGCATGCTTGGCCTCATCGACGATGATCAGGTTCTTACGGGAGAAATCTACGGAGTCATGGGGGCAACGAACTTCGACCCGTGAAGTATCGACTCCTACTGCTATGAGCGAATCGATTGCTTGCTGACAGGTCTCACGGGTGGGAGCCAACCATCCGAATGTCCACTCTGGCCATCGAGCAAAGTGCTTGATGATGGAAGAAGCGATGACGGTCTTGCCGCATCCAGCAGGAGCGATAATGAGTCCATCGGCTCCAGACTTAGCCCATTCAACGGCTCGTTGCTGGTAGGGACGAAGCAGAAATGCTTGCGTCGAATTGGTTTCGGGATGATCTTTGATCTGCATAGCGTTCGTTGCGACTATGTTTGTTTGGGACTCGATCACCCCCCGGAGCTTGCACTCTCCGGGGGGCTTTCGTTTCGATATTAGATGGCGTCGAGATCCACCGGCAGCTTCTTCATGCGGCGAACTCGGAACGTCGTTTGTTCGGCCCCGTGCTTGTCGGTGTACTTCTCCTCCTCGATCACGATCACGAGGGACAGACCTACGAATCCCTGAAGGAACCGGAGGAAGGCCCCTCCAATGCTAAAATCGAACTCGTCTCCATCAGCGATGTTAGCTTCGGTGGCACTGATGAGTGCCTGAAGCCGCCACATCATGGTGTCTTTCAGAACGAATCGGTCGCTGATGACTTCGCCGGCTGGCCCCTTGTAACGGAGGGTTGCGACGGCGTTGCCAGACTTATCGAGTCCATCGTCCTTACAGGAATTTACGGTGACGGTGTATTCGCCGGGTTGTGCGAACGGCTTAACTTCTGCGGATGCTCTATCTACTTTGAATGTCATATGATTGTGCGTTGGTTGATGTTTGTTATTCGGACTGACGAGCCGCCCACGCGGGCAGCGAGAGTGTTTGGGTGGTTGAAGGGTAACAAGGCCAAGAGTTGAGTTCTTGGCATTCGATGAACGTACGGAGCTGCTCGTCGATAATGGAGTTACCAAGATCGATGGCCTGCTGATCGAGTTCGTAGCAGCAGACTCCGTAGGGTGCTTCCTTCTCGACTGCGATGAAGATGAACCGATTGATGCCGGTGATACGCTGATACCAAGCGGCTTGAACGTGGTAGCGGAACTGAGCGCAAGACTTGGCGAAGGCCGCGGGTGAGGCGTCTTGGGTTGTCTTGAGGTCGATGATGTAATCCTTGCCGATCCCATCGAGACGGGCTTTGACCTCGATGCCGGACCACTCAGCGAAATAGCTGACCTCGGTCTTGATTCCATCCAGTAGGCCAGCGGCAGCAGGATGAGCGTGAACCGCATCGGCTGCTCCGGTGAGGTTGTCCCATTGATCGGGCGGCAGCGGAATGAATCCGTTGGCGATGATCAGTTGGTGGTCTTCCTTACCCTGCTTGGATCGACGATCACCGGTGAAGAGGCGGTAGGTCAGGACGAAGCGTTCCGGTTCGAGGACGGCGCAATGGGCGGCGGTACCGAACTCCAGCGCGGGACTGGATTCGTTGCGGGTCTTACCATCCTGCCAAGAGCGGAAGTGCGCGGGGGACTTACGGAACTGATCGAGACCGGACTTCGAGAGTGCCTTCTCCGCGTGGTAATCCGAAGGCGGCATGTCGTACATGACATCGACCGTGGAAACCTCGTTCTCATTAACCATTGGAAACCTCCGTAGCGATAACCTCGGGGCTGACGATCACGGCGAGCTTGCTGAGGATGAGGTCCGGCTTGGAGATGTACTTAGAAGCGACCGCATCGGGGAGATCGCGGAAGGTCTGACCTTCCTGAATGCGACCGGCTTTGAGGAGCAGAGCGTTAACCTCTTGCTCGCGATCCTCGAACAGGGCTTCGAGTTTGGCGGTGATGTCGAATGACTTGGTGGGAGCTACCGATACCTCGGTGAGAGCGGGGGTAAACTCCTCGGTCTCCTCCGGTGTGTAGATGCCGGCCACAACCTCTGGGGCGAGCATGCGAACCGCTTTGCTGATACACCGAGCGCGAAGCATGGCGGATGGATCCTTGGCCCACCCAGACCCCGGCTTGGCGGGTAGTAGACCAGCCATCTTGGCGTCCTCAGTGGTAAAGGAGATCTCGCAAGCATTGCCGTCGTAGGTCCAGAGGGCGATGGCGGCCCTGCTGTCGAACTGCTTCCAGAGGATCTTACCTCCGCGGGCACGGTAACCAGCGAGCATGGCATCTGAGCGCATGCTGAGGGATCCGTTGATTATGTGATATTCTCTCTTAAAATCGAACGGGGTCTTCTTCTCCGCGGCGCACTGCCACGCGATAAGCTTACCTTGTTCGACCTTGGTGCAGCCAAGCATTCCGCTGGCCGCGATCCACTCGCCCATCTTCTCGATAGCTGAGATGGGGTCTTGGATCTTGGAGTACATCTCGGAGTTATCCGAGGGTGTTGTCGTTGCGATTGAGTTGTTCATGGGTTTTGTCTGAGTAGTTCCTCGATTACATCGGAGCGGACACGGATGGTGCGCTTCGTAGCTTTCATAGCCGGAAGCTTTCCTGACCGGATCCACCGACGCACCGTCTCGGGATGAGTCCCGAGAGCCGAAGCAATCTCCTGGACGGTTAGAAGTTTTACGCTCACGCAAGCCAAAGTAGCAGCGTGTTGCAAACTGTCGAGAGTTTTCTTTCGGAAAGTTTACTCGGAGGAGTCTTCGCCCGCGTATCGGCGAAGGAGTTCGATCTGTTGAGGGACAGGTTTTTCCGCGATTTTCTGGAGGAAATTCGTGAAATCCTGCCTTTTTCGCAGACCAGTCACACCGGCTCCTTTAGCGAACACCTTGGCTATGACATTGTATCCCAAAGCGGCGGCGGCATTACCAAGCATGTTTTGAACGCCTTGCTTAACGTCGCCTGAAGCAATCTGAATCGGGCCTTGCGCGACTGATTTTCCAACCCGCTCCAAAGCCGCACCGCGCACCGTTGAACCAGCCATGCCGGCTGCTTGACGAGCCTCTTCAATAACCCGGAATCCTGGGATAAACGTGGAATCAATCTGCTTCATCAAGTTTTTTCCAATGATCAGCTCAACATTGGCCCGCATAGCCGGATCAGATAGCTCGGTCAGTGATCCGAGATTTGCAACGCGACCTTCAGAGCTGGCCTTGAGCAGCAAGTCTTCAATTTCACGCGCACGAATTTGAGTTAGTGTTTCACCAGCAGCCTTTGACCCGTTAATGGCCTGCTTTTCCAGTGTTCGCATCACGGAATCAACAGTGGCAAGATCTGGGAGCATTTTAACTGCTCTCGATGCCACAGCGAACCCAGCAGGAGTACCTGTCTTTAGAAGATCCAGCACCGCTTCGGGGCCTTTGGCTGTAGCAGGATCAAGGTTCTGCATGTATTGGACAAACCGGTTAAGTTCAGATTTGGTTCCAAATCCAAGTTTCTGAAGTCCATTTCCGCCTTGCTGGGAGATGTTGTTGAGGTCTCCAGCCAATTTCATCAGATCAAGTTGGCCAGTTGCCTTGTCGATCGATTGATCAATGATTCCAGAGCGGAGATCATCGATTACCGGTTGCATGCTCGGGGCACCTCCAACTCCGCGTTTTTGAAGTGTTGAAAGCAGATTTTCCAGATTTGCAAACTCTGGAGCTTGAACGCCCTGAGTTCTTACACCACCAACAGCAGCCTGCCCCATCTGGCCGCGTTCCATCGTTTGCGGTATGAATGCACGTTTAACTCCAAAAACGTCCAGCTTGGGTCTTGTGGCTCCATAGAACTCTTCTCCCAAGTTGATTGAGTTGGCCACTTCCTGACCAAGTGTCTTCGGAGCCTGATCAGTTACGGTGTCTGTAATGCTTCCAGCAAGTTTACGGATTTGGGCTTGAGCCTGGTTTCCAATTGCATCGCCAGAATAATCCGCAAAATCGTACAGCTCATTCCGGATGGCTTGAATTTCTTTAAACGTTGCCAGTTGAGGAGTGGAAACGGTCAGCGGAGCAGTTGGGTCAGCGGAATACGGAGCGGCGATCGTTTTCTTTCTCCCAAGTATTTTTCGGACGTCAGCCAAAGTAGATGTCGAAATGTCCGGAATTTTGCGAAGGATATCGTTGGCTCGATCAGCAAACGAAGCTTGATTTCCAACTCCCGCGAAAAGATCAAAAGCCGGAACGTCTTCGACAGCATTGGCAGGGCCATACAGACGACGAGCTTCGCTTTGAATTGCTTCCTTCGCTTGTTTGGCAACACCTTCAATTCGAGTTCCCGCTGGAACAATCTGGTAAGGAGCTGTTGCTCCTGATTTCATGCCACCTTTAAGAGTCTCAATCTCAACGGCTTTTTGGAACGACTGTTGAGCTTCAGCAAGAGCGTCCTGAGCAACGCTTTTCTGAGCTGCTGAACGGGCATTTTCGACAGCAGCAAATGCCGAGTTTACGTTTTGAGCCTCGTTGGCAAGTCTCGCACCTGTCTCCGGTCCAAGATTTCCAATCGTGCTGGAAATCCGGTTTACAAGATTGGGATAGTTTTCAGCAGGTGCTCCCATGACCCCTTGAACCGCCCTTGCAATCGCTTGAGACTGATCAAGAAGTTGCTGGCGAAGATCCTGGCTACCCGTCTGCGAAACAACACGGGATTCAAGACCTGCAAAAATAGGAAATGCCTGACCAACGGTGGCTTCGACCCCAGGACCCACGTTTGGAAGCCTTGAACCCATGTATTCAACGAGTCCGCTGCGATCAATTCCACCTTGCAGAAAGTCGCTCATTCCTCCGGCCACTTTTCCAATGGTTCCAAGTGCGCCTACAGCACCTGCTTGAATTCCAGCCTCTTTGAGCGGACCTTTTCCTTCCGCCAATCCTCCCAAACCTCCAGCAAGACCCGCAGCACCAACCGTTTTAGTTAATGCAAGTGGAACCTTATTGAACACCGGTGCAGCACCGCGGACGGTTGCACCGAGGATCTCTCTTGGACGGTACTCTTTTCCTTCAAGCTGCTTTTCCATTACCTGTGCTCCAGCCTCGCCAACCAAAGATGAACCAGCTCCAGCGGCCATCATCGCTGGTATTCCTAAACCTCCACTTGCAAGGCTAACACCCAAAGGAATTCCGTATCTAACTGCTCCAGTGGCTAAATCTCTTCCGGTTTCTGGATCTTGAAGAGGAGGGCCAGTAAAACCCCCACCACCCGCTCGTGCAGCGGCGGTAGCCATAGCTATCCTGCGTTGATCTTCTTGTTCTCCACGATTCAACTCGGATTCCAATGTGGCCAATTCAGCCTCTTCAGCAGCGGTAAGTGCCATATTGATTTATTGGTTTTGCTTGCGTTTTAGTTCTTGGTATCTGGACATTTTTTCAGAAGAAAGTCCATTTGTTGGAGCATTCATGCCTCCAAAGTTGTACTGCTTCTTTGTTTCGATCCACTGATTGCGAGCATCCTGAACGTCTTTCTTTGTAGTAGGATCAACAAAGATGCCTCTTCTCTCATACTTACGTTGAATCTCATCTTTGCTCATAATAGAATCAACAAGCTCAATCACACGAGGTAAGAAGTTTGCCTGATTTGGGTTTGCAAACAGTTGGTTTGCAACAGCAAGCTCGTTGTCTGTAAGAGATGCACCAAAGAAGTCTTTGCGCCGTTCAGCAATGAGGTTCTGAAACTCTTGAACAACATTATTGATAGATCGAAGCCTTGGATCTTCAGCTCCAAACTTGTTTTCAAGCCCTCTAAACCAAGATCTGTATCCATTAAAATCCTCTCTGGATACTTTTGAAATCTCACCAAGACCAGCAAGATCAGACACAGATTTTGCTAATGAAGAAGACCGATCAATTGATGAAATGTACTTATCAAGCGATTCGGTTTCCTTTGGTGTGGCCGGTCTATTTACACCAGCAGCAATACGATACTCCTCAAGTTTAGAATCCTTTGGAAGATTAAGGTAAGCCCTCTTCAAAGAATCTTGATTTCGATTTGGATCTGACAACAACAGGTTGAAATCATCAACAGCTTTGTTTTCAGCCTTTTGTGTCCTTTCAAATGCTCCAAAGTAATCAGCTTGCTGTTGTTTGCGACCGTATATTTCTGCGTTCGCAACAGCTTCAGCATCAGACATTGATCTTACATCAATTGGTGCTGGAACAAATCCCATTCCTTGCAATGTATTCAATTGAGCTTTTGCTCTTATTCCAGATGTCTCAAGAGGGATTTGGCTTTGAGATCTCGTCACTTCTTTTTGAAGCATGGCCTTGAGCTGACCAGCCGGCATGCTTGGCGATGCTTGGACACCGTAAGCAGAAAGACCCGAAACAAGTTCTGGAACCTCCAAATCCTTTGTTTGTTGCAACTCAGCTCTTCTTTGAGCCATTTGATTCGCAGCCTGAGTCGCTGCTATTTTGAAAGCGGGTTCTGCTTCATACTGAGATGGACCCATTGTTTGACCAAATCCATAACCAGTTCCTTCTCCGGCAGCGATTGTCTTACGAAGAACCTTATTCTTTAAGTCGGCCATCTTCTCGTCCAAATTTGTTCCAACAGGAGAATCGACTCCGCTCTGAAGGGCGTTGATCATCAACTGACGAGACAAAGCCCGATCCTCATCGCGCTTGTTAATATCTTCCTGAAACAATGCTTGTTTCGCCAAAGCGCGGCTTCGGATATCTTCGTTGGTCCCAGTGAACTCGCCGGAAATGCCTCCGGTAAGCAAAGTCAAACCACGCATGAATGGGTTGATCTTCTTTTCAGCCTGTTGCTGAAGTAGCGACTTAATTTCTTCTGTAGTAGCCATAAGATATTAGTTAGTAACCCTGCAACGACCGCATCGCACCCCGTCTCCTAAATCCGCTCATGGCGGCATTCATGATCTGATCGGGGTCGTAGTTGATGTACCTGTACTTATCCTGTTGCTGTTGGGAGTTGGCCAACAAGTCAGCGTAGAGCTTGGCGAAAGGATCGGCCTGACGATCGGGTATAGGGACTTCCTTGATGCCCTTGGTGGGGATGACGGTTTCGCGTCTTACAAGAGGGGTGGTTGGTTCCCTAGGTGTAAGAGTGGCAGTACCGGTACCAGTACCGGTACCAGTGCCGGGTCGAACTCCGCCACCGGGAGGAGTTGTGGTCGTGCCACCGCTAGGAGTAGTAGTCGTGGTTCCATTACCGAGAGTTGTTGTTACAACAGGAGGCTTAGTAGTATCTTCGACTGGATTCTTTTCAGAACACTTTCCTCCTACACAATCAAATTGCTGTGTTTTATAATTCCATTTATAACCGTTTTGATCAGTAGGAAACACTTCTCCGGTTGGGCTGGTGTAATCTGCTAACTTATCATCTTTGCCTCTATTACTAGCTATTGTCCAAGGCGAATCCTTAAACTCATCACCCGGTTTTGGTTCAGGTTTTGGAACATAACCAGGAGTAATGTTAGTAGTACCACCAGTACCAACAGTTACATTTCCTCCAGTGTTATCAAACCCACCTACGCTGGCGGTTGTTGGTTGAGCCGCGCCTACTCCTTCATATGCACCAACTGGTGATGGCGTAACAGGTGTTGAACCAACAGATGTACCTGTTCCTTTGGTTAGTGTTGACGGCAACTTTAGGTCTGGATTTCCACTTAAATCAGCAACGCCTGGGGAGTCTTTAACACCCGGCACTGTAAAATCAATTTTTCTGGTGTCTTCGTTTAAATAACTTATGCTTCCATCGTCATTAATTATTTGCCTGTAATTTGGAAGTCCTTTTCCTGGTATTGAAACCGGTTCTCCACGAGTCACAACGCCTTGAGGAACCAAAGGTGTTTGGCCTGCCGTAAGATCTTCAATCTGCTTTGGCGTCAGATAATTAACACCAACGAATCCACCAGCTTGGTCAGGTGAAACAAGACCTTTAACCCCATATATGTCCTCAGTCTTCGGATCCAGCGGGGTTCCGATTCCTGTTCTTATAAGCGCATCTTGTTCATCACCACTCTTAATGTTGATTCGTTCAGTGGGTTGATCTCGGACGTTGTAATCGATGTTTCCAAAACCTACGTCTGAAGGAGCAGCCTTATATTCAAAACCTCCCGTCCTCCAGTTGTATGGAGCTTTTTGGCCGTATGGATCTAAACCGTAAAACAAATCACCAACCCTGACTCCTGCCATATTGGGGACTAAATCTCCCATCTTGTATCCGGGATATCCCGGAAACTCATCTACGGTATTGGCCTGATTCAGGTCTTGAGCCAGATTATCGATTGCGTCAGCCATAGGCATATGTCAGTTTTTGGGGATTATGCTGTTGATTCGAGCTATCATCCAGTTGGCCACAAGCTTCTTTACCTTCGGCTTGTCCTTGAGCCACTTTGCGAACTTCTCGGCGTTGTTGTCGTAGAAACTCTTAAACCACTTGGGTCCAACGAGTTCCTTCCAGAAGTAGAACGCCTCCCACTGATCGGGGATACACTCACGAGCGACGAAGCAACCGGAGCGCATGATGTTTCCATATCCACCAGCAAGGTTGCCGATCGCACCAGCATACCCTTGGAACTGATTCATGAATGAGTTGGCTTGATCAGACTGGTATTGGTTCTGAGCGTTTGTCAGGGCAAATCCGGTGCCCATCTTCATCAAGTCTCCAGGGCTAGATAGCTGCATTCCTTGAGTATACTGAGGAGTAATGAACGGAGAAGCACCCTGTTGAAGACCTCCTAGTTGGGCAGCTTGAGATGAGACTGGCTGGAGTCCCAGGGCGGATTGAGCGTTTGCAATGTTCTGCTGGCGACCAGACAACATCTGCTGCTGAGAAGTGAGTTGGCCTGCAAAGCTCTGTTGTGCTGCGGTGTTCCGCTGGCCAGTGGCTGCGAGGATGTTCTGGAAGGCTTCCTGTGCGTTCCGATTTGCAGTGTCGCTCGTGCTTTGACCGCTCTGAAGCAAGCCCATTGCAGCGTTCCAGCGTTGAGAGTTGGCGTTTCCAAGAGCATCTTGAATTGCGAGCGACTCACGAAGAGCCGAAGGATTTCCAAGAACATTGCCAATGGAACTACCGCGAGCGCGAGCGGCCTGTTGGACCCGTCGCTCCATGCTTGGATCCAGAGTGCCAACTTGAGAAAGACCCTGCTGGATCTGGCGTTCAAGCTCGCTGCGAATCAATTGAGAAGCCCCGGTATCCTGTTGGGCACCAGGCATCCCAACCTTCTCGTAGGTGGGAGATTCTACCCGCGTATCAGGAGCGGCAATATCTCCACCAGTATTTTTTAGGAACTGGTCGTAGAGCTTGAACTTTTCAGGATCAAGAGCCTCTAGCTCGTTTCGACGCTGTTGGGCAAACTGGGTTCCATACTGCTTTGCAAGATCAAGTTGTTTTCCAGTAAGCTCAGGTGCAATTGCAGCGGCAGCTCTTGCAAATGTTTCAGCTATCTGAACATCACCAATTGGCTTGTAGCCAATGATATTACCATCTTTATCTTTTTGAGCACCGCTAAAATCGTATTCCTTTCCGTCATAAGTAACGGATGTTCCAAGCCTAGCGGCTGCATCCAATGCCCTTAGCTTTGGATACGTTTCAGCTTGTGCTTCTACAGCCTCTTTGTTAGCGGCTGCTAAATTAGGTGCCTCATATGATGCGCCCATAGGAAATCCTTTCGTTCATAATCAGTTTGAAGTACCTGTCAAAATCGTACAATCGGTTAATGCCTTTTCTTAAACCACCCAGCTTGGTGACGTTTTTAGAGCATAACCGCATCATGGCCAACCAAAGGGTTTGAACCGCATACGGCTCGGTGCCAATGGCAATCTCGATCCACGCGATGTGACCGTCTGGGAAGTTGTTGTTAAGATCCTCGGATTCATCAATGGAATTCAAGAACCGAACAGCTCCAACACCGACACACTTTCCTTCATCGTTCTTCACAATGCCAAACAGTTTCTTGGAACTAAAGATCCCGATCCAATTGAGGATCTGATCTTCAGTCCATGACGAGCAGGTTGGCCAATGCTCTCGCAGTAGCTTGGCCGCTTCGATGTTGGTTGGATGAACGCTCATTGCTGAGGACGCACAGAATCTACGAATCCGGAGAGAATGGTGGATTGCAGAGACAAGCGACCAGCGTCTGCGGTTACCTTGAATTGCAAAGTATTCCAGCGGCCTTGGCTGATCAGATTGTAAGCCTTCAGGAACTTCTGGCTTGAGGTGATTGCCAGCGCGGAATCGAGAGTTACGAATGTGTCCGACATATCCTTAGCCAAAGATACTGCGGCGGTCGTGGTCGCGGTAGTGTACGGGTTATCGAAGGCGAACTGGACGCTGTACCCGATCTTGTCGGGGATGGGTTCGTTGAGGTTGTAAGCCTTGGTGATCACCGTAGATTCGTAATTCGCACCGCCATCGGTGTATGCGGAGCTTGAGACCGGATTCAATCGACTGTTCGGGAGGTAATCGTTGAATGACCAGACCTGGCCCGCTCCCGCTGACACCGAGATGATATCGCCGGAAAACATGAGGACGGGTCCAAATGTTGAGAACGAAGTTGGAATAAAATCGTTTACGATCCAGTTGTCCCAGTAACCAAGCCACGAGCGGGCCAGTGAGTGGTATACGATGACCGCGTTGTTCTCGTTGAGCGCACCTTCGAAGGCGATATCGAGGCTGTTCTCTGTCAAAAGTGCGTACTCGCTTTCGGTTCCAAGGATCGCTGGTTCATCGCTGATGAACGGAACAGCCAACAAGTATCGGTTGTTCCAGAACACACCGTCGCAGAGGTCGAGCTTGGTTTTGTCGATGCGACTGATGAGGTCGTTGATCGGGCTGGAGAGCGCGAGACCTACACTGGTCTGGGTACCGGCTTGGATCTGCTGGAGAGATCGGACGCCATCTCGGGATAGGAAGAATACGTCAGGACCAACCGCGGTGATGGACCGGTGCGATGAGCAGCCGATATTGCCGCTGATGAGTGATATAACCCAATCCGCAGGATCCTGCAAAGGATCGGCATTTACGCTCCAAATAGAGCGTTCCTTGAAGACGATGAGTTGATAGCCGAACCAAGAGTAAAGTCCCTTGATGGGATCGCCATCGCCACCGATACGAAGAGACCCGAGAGGATCCCAGGATTCGCCATCGAGGATATCCGAGAAGTAGAGGGTATCGGGCTGGATGGATGTATCCGCGGAAATTGCGAACAACCGATTGGTGTGGGTGGTGAGATAGATCGGTTTTGCAGGAGGCGTGAGCGATACAAAAGCTACGGCATAGGCACCGCCGCCACCGCCTATGCTTACGGAAGGAGCGGTTGTGTAGCCGCTGCCGGGATCGGTGATCGTTACAAAAACAAGGTTACCATTGGTTGCAACAACCGCGGTTGCGGTGGCCGTTACACCGCTGGGAGGAGCAGCAATTGTTACCGTGGGAACGGCTGACAGGTTCGATCCCTGATTGATGACATCGATGCGGCTGATCTTGCCGGCTGTGGTCGAGCTGTTGAGGTTTGCGCTTGAGACGTACTTTAGCGTTCCGAGACCGTCCGAATAAAACAATTTGTCATTTAATTGAGCAAAATAAACGTAGGAAGTGGAAGCGTTGAGCGTTGAACCCGAGATCAGGTTGTAGGAAACGCCGGGTGATCCGTAGTAGAGGCTCTTAACGGATGTATTCAGGTCATTAACAGCAATGACGAGGCGTTCGGATGCGGCTGTATCGAAGTAGAATCCGGCTAATACCGTCGCGTTGATGGGGAGATTACTGCCGAAGTTGGAAGTCGTTGACTCCCAGTTCGTGATAATATCCTCCCAGTTGGCGGTGATGCTGTTGCCTGCCAGTGAAACGGCTCCTAGACGAGTGACGAGATTGCCGAAGTCGTCATAGTCCATGTTGATGGCCGATTCCATGCTTGTTGCAGGAATGCCATCGGGACGAGTGGCTGAAATTACGCCCGTTGAAAACCCAGTGCTTCCATCCAGAAGCATCTGGTCATCGAGAGCATCTGAGGATTGGAATGGCATGGCGGATTACAGGATGTCTTGGAACGTGTAATCGTACAAGCTATCTGGGATGATGCGGCTGATTTGCTGTTGTTGGCCGCGTTCCATGTCTTTCATTATGGCGACTTGAGCGGCTCCCTCTTGGAACTTGGCTTGGGCTTTGCCGTACTGCCGAGAGTATTCGAGGAGATCGCCTTCAGTGTAGGCCATTAGAGCGTTCTCTACGCCTCGCAGCTCGAAGTTGGTATCGTTCGAGATGGTTGCAGCCTCACCGAACTGCCGCATCTGCGACTGTTTCTTGGCGAGGATGAACAGGGTGCCATCGGCATTGGGCGTGGGAACGAGCTTGATGCGGGGAACACCGGCCTCGCCATAAGCTCCACCGATCAATCGAGTCCAGTTAACAAAGTTGCCGGGGGTGGCTTTACGGCTATCGACGTTGTTCCAGGTGTTTGGATCGAGCTGGAAGAACGAGACCCATTCCGCGGCGGGCACTTCGATGCCATCGGTATCTCCGGTAGCCGTGAAACGGATGGCTACTGGGAAGTCGATGAAGGTATTGTAACCGGTCCCTGAAGCGTAGGCGGAGGTGACGTAATCAGAGAGGGTGACGATCTCAGTGCCGGCGGTTACCGGGTGAGAGATAATACCGAGGGTATCGTTCCACAGGCAGGAATCCCAGATCATCGAGTAGCGGCGGATACAGAACTTCTTGGCCAACGCAATGGTGGCCGAGTCTGTGAACGACAGCTTATCGCAAGCCGCCTGAGCCGCTTCGGAGGGTTTCATGCGAAGTATTCTTGCAAGATCATTGAGGAACTGACGCGGGCAATAGATGGAGAGTTTCCTCCATTAATAGCATCTTGATACGTCTTGTTGACCCATATTTGCGGAAATACCGTTGGACCAGTGGCGTACAAGTGAATCTTGTAAGTCACAGCGGATGCGGATGACGGAGAGTCAAGAATCTGAATGAACTGGCTGCTAAAAAAGAAGTTTGAAATAGCTGCGGAACCAGTAAGTGGACTAATGCCAAACAAGTCTGTACCAATGTTATTGGATCCAATTGGAGTTCCGTTACGAGTTACTCTGAATGCTCCGTAATTCGAATTTCCATCATTACCATAGTTTAACGCTATAGTAACCAACACCGTTGAGGCTATAGACCTAGGGGTGATCGATGTGGTAAGCACCGTTATCTCAGTGCCAGATCCAGTGCTGGTAGCAACGAACGGACTTGCACCAGCGGTGGAGTCTTTATAGAAAGTCTGTTTTACTTGAGGAGCAGTTGTCGCACTTATCCCCAATGAACTAGCAGCAACAACCTTAACGATGTTAGAATCGTTTGCATCTGTGATCAGCACCTTATCGGCGGCAAGATCTATTGTAGCAGGGCTAATATTTGGAACCGTGATCTGATTTGAAAGAATGGATACGAGATCTGCCGGTGCACTTCCAAGCGTAGTGTCTCCGTTAACAATCAGGTTTGCTTGCAGCGTTGCATTTCCGGTTACCCCAAGAGTGGTTCCAACGGTAGCTGCTCCCGTGACTCCGAGAGTAGTCCCAACGGTAGCGGCTCCGGTGACTCCAACGCTTGCTAGTGTGCTTACTCCGGTTACCCCGAGGGTTCCTGTAACTCCGGTATTACCAGTCAGAGTGGATGTTCCAGTGACCGCGAGGTTTCCTGGGACCGTGAGATTGCCGGTGAGCGTGGTTGCTCCGGTGACATTGAGCGCACCGCCTATGGTCGCTGCACCGCTCGTAGCGAGGCTTGATAGGCTGGTAGCCCCGGTGACAGCCAAAGTACCCGCAACAGCCGTGTTGCCGCTTGCAGAGGCCACCGTGAGCTTGTTAGTGGCTACGCTGAAGTCTCCGGTAGTATTGACTGCGACGTTGGAGATCTGGAGTGCAGAGTCATTGCCGCTGCCGTCGCTGATAGCTTTGAGCGATGCGCCTACGGTGGAGTTGTCGGAGTTCTTGAGTAGGCCAGTGTAGGTCGATGCAACGCTACTGCCTGTAAGTGGTGTTCCCATATCAGTTCTTCGGTAAAACGTACCAACCTGCCGGCAGCACCACCTTGGATGGCCCTACCAGCTTCTTATCAGAATCAAATCCGTACACGCTGGCCGTTGTAGGTTTAGCCAGCATCACCGGATCACCGCTTGGCACCAGGACCACCCGTGTCATCTGGCAACCCAGGCAGATCGGCAACACGAGCAGCCAGATCATCCTTGAGGGGTTGAGGTGCTTGGCCATGTTGCACATCGGTAGGTGGTGTTTCGCGAAACCAGTCGAGCAGAGCCTTGAGGATCTGGTAGATCCAGTTCACGGCTTAGTTTCGATGACCAGAGGCTTCTCGGTGGCGTCCTTAGCCATGATAAGGCCGATGCCGGCAGTGACCGCTGCAATGGTCGAGGCGATGTCGATGTTGGTGCTGGGATCACCGTCGAAGGCAGCCCGTAAGGCTCCTCCAATAGCGACAAGGATTGCACCAACACCGGCGAGAGTTGTTTTCGTGT